CGCTCCAGATGGCTCCGGCTACTTGGCCGGCGTAGGAGCTGAGCACGCGGTAGTCGGCTTTGTTGTCGGGGTTGAGCATCAGCATGTCCACCAGCACCACCCAACTGCCGTCGACCAGTGTGGAGGCCCAACTACGACTGAGGGAGTTGTTAGGTAGCGCCAGTTGCGTGGACTGGTTGTCGCCGCTGCGGTTGACAGTGACGCCAGAGAAGCCGAATGGCAGAAAGCCGTGGGTGTTGCCGTTGTAGGCGACGTTTTCGTTGATCCAGAAGTTCTGGAAGTAAAGCGGGGAGGCGCCGTCCGTGCGGGGCTTGGCGGTCAGCATGTGACCCAGTGCTATTTCGGTCTTGAAGCTGGTGTCCATCAGTTCATGCCGAGGCGGCTACGGGTGGCGCGGGACTGCTGCAGACGGCGCAGGGTGCGCTGTTCGCCCTGCGTGGCGCCTTGCTGGGCGGCTTGGGCCATGCCAGCACGGAACTGGTCGGCGGTGACGTAATCAACGGAGTTGATGCGTTCCACGGTGTAGCGCACGTCGATGGCGGCTGGTGCCATTGTGGCGGTGCCGCCGCCGCTGCTGGTGTCGTTGCCAGCCGGGATGACCGCAGAGCCGCGTGCGCCAGCAGCATACCGGCTCATGGCGGAGCGCATCTTGCTGGCTGGGATGATGTACTCGGCTTGCCCGCCTTCGCCGACCATGGCGCGAGTGGGGCCTGTAACAAAACCGCCATCGGCAAAAAAGGCCGGGAAAGTAGCTCCCCCGAAAGATGGTCCTATCGGCGTGATACCGCTGACGCCTCCGTAACCAGCACCGCCAAGGCTTCCACCAATTCCCCCAAGCGGACTCGAACCAGTGGAAAGTGCATTAGTACCAGAAAGATTGAAGCCTAGGCCTAAGGCCTTCAATATGCTGCCAAGAATAATCATCGTCATCTGCTGAGCGATGATATTTACAGCCATATTTATGAAGGCATCTCCGATTTGCTGGAACGTGTCTGCCAGTGCTTGCTCTGTAGATTTTGCGCCACTAATAATTTCACCGAACGCAAGACTAAAAGCATCGCCAATTACAGTTGCTCCTGTTGCAATACTATCTACTTGGACTTTTACAGGATCTAAATTTTGCTTTAATTCCGATAATTTACCAAAAATACCGGCTCCGGTGCCGCCCTCGCGGCTGATACCGAAGTTGTAACCTTGAATTATTATATCAAATAATTTTTCAGCTTCGTCTGTCTGTTTCTTCAGCGCTTCAGTCTGGAGATCAATTAGTTCCAAGCGCCGAATTTCTTGGTTTTGCGTTGTTAAAGACGTACGTTGTTCGGCGTTTTTAAGTTCTGAAATTTGTTTCTGCCTGTCCTCAAAGTCAAACTGAATCTGAAGACGCTTACGCTCGATGTCTGTGGTTGTGTTTAGTAGTTTTACTTGACGTGCAAATTCTTGGGCAAGGGCTCTTCCTTGTTCCAGGGAGCGCTGGAGTTCTTCGGCCGTTTTGTCTTTTTTGGGTTTTGCGCCGGTGCTTCCCTCGGAAGGTAGTTGGGATGGTACGCGGATACGATCTATCTGAGGAGTTGTGCCGGGGCGTGGAATACCTGCAGGCCAGTTTTGGCTCATGCCCTGGTTCAAGTTAGTTGGCGATGCAATACCAGGGGCTCTACCGCCGTTTTGTCTCAGCGCTGCTATAGCAGAAAGAATTTTGTACGATGCTCCTAAACCAGGGATCATCCCGATAACGGAAGAAGTTACATTGCTGATTAAATTTGGAATACCCGAAAGGGCATTAACTGCTGATATACCAAGATTTACAAATGCGCCTGTTGTTTGAGAAAGTAGTAGGACAACAGGTTCGATACTTCTGAGTATATTGGTAAAAGCTCCGGCAATACGGGTTACCAGTGTTTCTCCGGTACTTTGAGCTTTGTCGGCTTGTAAATCAAAACTAGCTATAATTTTTGTTGTTAAATTATCTACAGCAAGACTTATTTGTTCAAATGCTTCTTCATACGCGGTGCGCGTTTTTCCTGGTCCTTTAGCGCTTTCATTGGCAAGGTCTACAAAAGCATTGGCAAGATCTTGTACGGAAATTTTTCCGTCTTTGGCCATTTGCAGCAATTCGCTGCGCGTAACATTATAGGAAGCTGCTAACTTATCTTGTATCGGTATATTTTGACTTGTAAGTTGATTTAGTGTAGCTTGTGTTACTTTTCCAGATTCAAGCGCAGATGTAAAAGCATTAGCAGTCTTATCAATAGATCCACCGTAAGCAGCAGTTAGTTGGGTAAGTGCTTGAACAACACTTGCTTGATCGTTTAGCTCTAGACCTAGTCCCCGAATATTCTGGACAGCAGCGGTAAACTTTTCGGCGTCAGCACCAGCGAGCTTGAAGGCTTCCTGCAACTTGCGTGTCTGGTCTGCGCTGAAGCCGATGTCGGCGGCGAGTTCTTTGATTTTTCCGCCTTGTTCAGCGATACCGCCAAGGAGCGTTCCAAGGAGAGAACCAGCGAAGCCGCCGGTGCCGCCGAGGAGACCACCAAGTGCGCCGCCGAGTGCGCCGCCGGTTGCGGCTCCACCGCCTTGACCGAACAGTAGCGGGAAGGCGCCACCGATTACGGCGTTGCTGACGACACCGCCGAGGCGATTGGTACCTCGTCTACCTGGGGCTGCGGCTTGTGGGCGTCTGCCGAATTGAGAAAAAGGGATGGGTCCTTCTACCGGGAATGGTCCGGCAGTACGCCTGGTTGTACCAGGCATTTTCACCGGATCACGCTGGAGACGGCGTAGACGTTCTTGTTCTTTGTTGTAACGTTCCTGGAAACGGATACCACTGGCGATTGACGCGTCTAAGGCCTCTTGGTTTGTTTGGATGCGTTGGATGCCTCGGGCGGTTGCGTTGAGGAGGTTGGTGTCTGGGAGGAAACGGTTGAATTCTGCGTCTACTTTCTTTGTGCTTTGCGCCAGTTGGGTGTTGGCCTGAGCAAGGCGCAACGTGGCCTGGGCTTCGTCGAGGGTGCGGGCACCTCCGAGGCGTTCGATGGGGCCAGTTACGCGGCGGCGGGCGCCACCGGACATTAGAGGGGAGCCAGGGGCTGCGGCCGGCAGCATCAGTTGGGCTGCTGGTGCCGCGAGGTTGAGGGCGGCGACCTGTTTGGCTATGCGCTGTTGACGCAGGAACGCTGCGGTTTGACGGTTGGCGGCTTGGGCTGCTTCGTCTGTGCGAGCGATGAAGTCGCGTTGTCGCTCGTTTAGTTTTTCGATTTGACGGGCGGCTTCAGCAGCTGCGGTGGATTGCTCGCTAATGGCGATGCGACCTTCGGCCCGCATGTAAAGGGAGCGGGAACCGGCTTCGCGTATTTGCGCTTGACGAGCGATGTATTCGCGGAAAGCGGCCGAACCACCTTCTTCGCCGCGGCGGATTCTGGCGATTCGTTGTTGTAGTTGCAGGCGACGGGCGGCATTAGGATCGACCGCTCCAAGCAAAGCGTTTTGGGCTCTTTTTTCTGCCGTCAACATTTTTTCGACGGCTAACAGTTGATTCGCCGCTACAACGGATTCTTGTGTAAAAGATACGTATCTATCAAGTTCTTGTTTTGCTTGGGACAGTTCGGCACGCAACAACTCCATGGGAGCTGCTGTGCGTTTAATTGTTTCTTCAACTTGGTTTAAGCCGGTTACAATGCCCGCTATACTTTTTACTGTTTGGGCGCCGATCGCTTTGTCGATTGCACTGCCGAGGCCTACGGCTGCGGAACTAGCTTTGAGTAGCTGCGGCGCGAAAGCCATTGCAGCGACAGTGGCCAGTCCCATTGCATTGGGAATGTGGCCGATTTGAGAAAGGATGTCGCCAACAACGGCCGGAACACCGCCCAGCGAGCTGTTAAATGCTGAACCAGCAGCTCGAACAGCTCCTGTTAAGGGTCCTAAGTTTGCTGTGGCTGTAGATATTGAGGCGCTAAGTTGTCCGACGCCTAAGATTGCGCCAGTAAATAGGCCTCTGGACAGGACATTTTTTGCTTCCTGGCCAAAATTTTGGATGCCCTGGGATAGACCTCTGGATAGGATATTTTTTGCATTTATTGCTTCCTGACCGAAATTCTGGATGCCTTGGGTAGCCGCACGAATACCGCCCTGGATTGAGCCAGGGCCAACGCCGCTGGCTGTTTTTGCAAGCTGGTCGAGTTTGGCCTGAAGTTTGTCGAGGCTTGTGTCGGCCCGACGAGTATCGGCGCTTACTACAATTTTGGCGTCGTACTCGGCCACGTACGTCCGTCGGAGCGTATAGCCAGTCTACAGATGAAAAAGCCGCCGGGGTTAGCGGCGGCGTTTGGCCTTCTCCAGCTCTTTTTGTTGGTCCTCGTTGAGGATCTGGAAGTAGGCGCTCCAGCCGATGAGTTCTTCGGCGGTCATGGTGGCCCGGACTGCGCTGAGGGACATGCCTAGCTCTTTGGCGACTCCGAACTGGAGCATGAGCCAGTTGTCTTTGCGGAGTTCGGTGCTTAGTTCTTTGGGTCGATGGGCTCGGAGTCGTCGGTGATGATGGCCAGCATCAGGGCTTGGAGATCCTTGTCCTTGACTTCGTTTTTGAGGACGTCAATTTCGCCAGCATTAAAAATTTTGGCTCCGGACTCGTCAAGGGCTTTGGTAATAAGGAGTTGCAAGGCGAAGGCGGTGGCGTCGTCGGACTTGGCCTGCTTTTGGGCGCGTTCGCGCTCGGCCATGGTCAGCGGCGTGACCCACATCTCGAAGGTGCTGCCGTCGCTGAGTTCGACGGACTTTTTGACGGGCTCCAGGTTGGCGGCCTTGCGGAGGCGGTCGATAGCGCGAGTTGGAACGGGCATACAACAGAGTGTTGATGTAACTACTGTAGCGCAATAGACATGAAAAAGCCCCGGTTTCCCGGGGCCGTTGGATGTTCCAGTTGGTGAATCAGGATTGGGCGAAGTCGAAGGTGGGGGTGCCGGAGGGGCGGAAGTTGACGGTCACCGATTGGGCGTCGTCGGGGTTGATGTTTAGGCTGGCCGAGGTCAGCACGGCGTCGAAAGAGATCGAACGGCTGAGGGTTTCGCTCAGGGTGCCGCCGCTGAAGACGCGGTCGGTGTAGAGCTTGAAGGCGGCGCCGGTTTGTTGGCGCTGCAGCACGTCTTGGATCATGCGGTTGGACAGGGCGGCGTCCTCGTTGGTCATGTAGACCGTGGCGGTGCCGGTGCCGTCGCCGAAGCCGCTGATGTAGCTGCGGAAGGGGACGTATTGACCGGGGGTTTGGCCGATCGTGGTGACGTCAATTTCCTGGCGGCTGATTTCGAAGCTCCAGTCGCGGACTTGGCCAACGACGGCGAAGTCGGCGTAGTAGACCTCGAACTCGTTGGGGGCGGCAACCGTGCCGTCATCGCTAAGGTTCACAGCCGCACCACCAGCGGTGGCGGAAACTTGCAGAGCGCCAGTCGAGGCGGTGTAGCCGATGACATAGTAGGTGGTGGCGTCCGACAGGGGGGCGGGCAGAGTGCCAGTGCCGGTGCCGCCGGTTTGGCTGTTAACCACGCGGAACTTGACGGGATCGCCGACCTTGAAGTTCAGGAAGGTTTGGACCGTAATGGTCTCGGAAGTCGTATTGACGTCGGCTTCACCGAAGGATCCGGTGGTGCCGGCGGGCTTGTAGTAGAGGGCGCCGGACGTGCCGGACAGGACGGTGGTGGCCATGGGGCGTACCAGTAAATGTCGTGGTGGGGGCGGGCACTGCCCGGCTTAGTACAGATTAGCGTCTTCTGTACTTTGTATCTAGGAAAGCACCGTAGCCACGTACGAGGTCTCGATGCGTCCCATGAACAAAGGAGATGATTCTGTAGCAGAAAATGTAGGGCCGTTTATTTCACCGACACGGAAGTAGACGCCTGTTGAAGGTTTTGCGGTGTTGTTGATTGTTTCCAGGACGTTGACTGCGGTGGTGATAAGCGTTTGATTGCGGGCAGGTCCTTTGCCTTTTTCGGTGAAGATGCGGATGACGATTGCTCCGCGGGCGTTGTCCATGCTGCCGACGAGCATGGGTTCGTTAGTTAGTCCGAAGGTAACGTTGACCTTGACGTGTTCGGTTGTGGTGTTGGCGGGGGCGGCTGTGATGTTGTCGAAGTAGACAGGGACTGGGGGCACCAGTGCGCTGAACGCGGTTAGCAGTGGGTTTTCGACCGCGGCGCGGATGGCTTGGTAGTTCATTGGAATTCAGTATTGACCCCGCGCTCCAGGGCTCGTTGCATCTTGCCGCCTTGGACGTAGGTGGGATACCAGTCAAGAGGGGCGGTGGAGCGGTTATCGCTTGCTCCTTTTGAGCGAGGGCCTATTTGACCGCGGCGACCGCCGACGGGGCGAGTTCCACGGAAAAGGACATCACCTTCGGGTTCGTAGCCGGGGTAAATGAAACCTTCGCTGGGGACTTCGAGGTCCATAGCAACGGCGGCATGGGGGGCACGGTTGCCAACAATAAGTTTTGTTACTCGTGCCATTTCGCGTGCTGTTACGGGCAGTTCGGGAATATCAGAGAGTTTGTATGGATAGGTGGCGGGAATGGATTGGCCGGTGGCTGGGGAATACGCTTCCCAACTGTCGCGGAATTCGCCGCTCCAGGTGGGGCCGGCCTCGGCTAAGTCATTCATGATGTTGCGGGCGACTGTGCGCGTTGTCTTGTTGACTTTGATGCGGAGATCGCGCTTGGCTTTGGAAATGGCTCCCATTACTGCGGCCTCGCGATGATGGTGTGGAGGATGGGGGAGTCGCCGCGGTAGCTGGTGATGTTGATGATTTTGGCCTCGCGGGTGACGCCGGCTTGGGTGTACTGGATGCGGTCGGCTTCGGTGGGGTAGTACGTGCCAAGCTCGCTGGCGCTCATGGTGATCTTGATGTCGGTGGACTGGTAGAGGCCCTCGGATTCGCGGGAGCTGATGGGGGAGATCAGGCCCTTGGCGGTGACGTTGGTGTCGGCTCCAGTGATGTTGCCTGTGGTGGGGTCGTAGGTGCGGGGGGTTGCGGTTTTGATGAACGTGATGGATTGGCCCCAGTCCGCGATGAGGGCTGGAGGGATGGAGCCGAAGGTGTCGTCGATCAGGCCCATGTCAGCCTCGGAATAGACGGACGGCGTAGTTGGCGGCTCCGCCCATGCAGTAGGGGCCGAGGTAGGACTGGAGCCAGGGGTAGACGTCGAAGACGTTGTTGATGACGCCGCTGGTTTGTGAAGTTTTGTTGTATTTGACGCGGAGGTCGCCGAGTTCGACTTCGTCGTAGATGCCGGTGGTGCCGGTGGTGCCGGTGATGGCGTCGGTGTCGTTGGCGAGGGCCCGGGCCAGTTCGTAGGTGGCGGTTTTAATCGGGTCTGGGATTAGGGTGCAGGCAAGGTCGATGCCGTCGACCGTGTAGTCCTCGCGGGGCCACTTGAGGGCTTGGGTGGTGGTGCAGCGGTCGCCGTAAAAGCTCAGGCCGTCGATCCAGCGGGTGGCGGAGATCAGGGAGCGGTTCTTTTGGTCGTCGGTTTTGTTGGTCCAGGTGGAGGAGTCGGGGACCGTCTCGAAGTAGGTGTTGGCAGCCGCAAGCGTCACGTACGAGTTGGCGCTGGCGCCAGACAAGGTTGCGTCGATGGCGGCAGGCACGGTCAGTACAGTCTTTGTCTGAGTCTAGCCTCGGTTGTGCGTTTTCTTTGTTTGGCGGGCGGATTCAGGAGAGTGGCGTGGTAAACGATTGCTCCAGACATTTCGAGGTCGGCCTGCATTTCGGTGTGTTGGCCGTAGGGGACGTCAATCATGCGTCTGCGGTTATCCTGTAGTACGAAGAGACGAACTTGTTTCATGACTACCCGGAAAACGGCTTCGGAGACCAGCGTAGGCGCGACGCCAGTCAAGGTTGTGGATACGAAAAAGCCCCGGAAGTGGGCGGAGGTGGTGAAGGAGATCGCGGCTTTGCGTGAGGCTGGTGCGACTGTGCCAGAGATTTGCGAAAAGCTGGAGGTTTCGTACGTGCTGGTTAATCAGGTGATGCTCCAGTCGTACAAGATGGCGATTGATTCGGAGCAGGTGTTTGAGCGGCAGGAGAAGATGCGGTTGGGGATTGAGTGACATGAAAAAAGGCCCCCGGTTGGGGGCCTTGCTTATGTGCCTGGAGATCAGGAATAAGCGGTTGTGTCCAGCGGAGTGTTGACCAGCAGGCGCACGATGGGCACATTTTTGGTGGTGCTGTAGACCAAGCCCCAGTTGCCGGTGGTGGCCAGACCAGCGTTGGTCGGGTTGTCGGTGGCGTTGGCGTACTTGGTGCCGGTGATGTGGAAACCGTAGTGGTAGTCCACGGCGATCACATCCTGCATGGACAGGATGTTGCGGTCGGCGGCGAGGCGCAGGTCCTGTTGGATGCCTTCGGAGACGACGCCAGACTTGAACATATAGACGGGGTACTTGACCACGTGGGTGGCGGTACCGCCGGTCAGGTAGGTCAGCTGGTCGTCGATGACGACGCGGAGGCCGGCAAAATAGGCGACTTCCGGTTGGGTGACGCCGATGCCGCCACCGCCCCAGCTGATCGAGCCCGATGCAGCGAGGGCGGTGGAGCTGAAGGTCAGCATCCCGACTTGCTGCAGGTAGAAGGCCACGTTCGAGTGCATGGCGATGGTGTCCAGCTCGTCGCCGCGCTCACCGAGCTTGGCTTTGGCTTTGACCACGTTGGCCACGTTCAGGTAATTGGCCTCGGTCATGGAACCGGGGACGCCAGCGAACGAGGCATTGAGCTGGTTGGCGCCGATGACGCCAGCAGCGGAGATGCCGCCGAAGAGACCCAGCAGCTGGTTGATCAGCGTGGTGGTCTTCAGCTTGTTGATGGCGGCGGTCAGCTGGTTGCGGACGTGGGCCAGGGGGTCGGCGCCGGAGCCGAGCTTGCTCAGATCATCTGCCGCGTAGGCAAAGCCACGGTGCAGAATGGTCATGATTTGCTCGTCGGCGGTCGACTTCTGAGGAGTCAGATAGCCGGCGGCAGAGGTGCCCCAGGCGGCCGAGGAGAGGATTTGCTCTTCGGTGGGGTTGATGGGGTCGAAGAAGGGGACGCGGACCCGGGTGCCGCCGCTACGGGCGTCCAGGGCGGCGTTGCGTTGGACGATGCCGCTTTGAATCCACTTCGATTGCTCGAAGATGCCCTCGCTGGTGTAGGCGAGGAATTCGGGGCGGGCGACAAGATCCGACAGGAACGTACCGCCGGAATAGTTTTCGAGAGAAGCAGCCATTGTGGGCTCCAGGTGGGTTTACGGGGATGGTGCCCCACAGGGGCTACTTAGCTCCGGCTTCGGCTTTCAGCAGCCTGGCTTTGTCGGGATCGTTGGCGAGCATCAGCATTTGCTGCGTGATGTTCCAGGATTCCTTGGACCAGGGGTTGGTTTGGCCGGGGAGGGCGGTGGAGCGGGCACTGCCTGCTACACCCATGCCGGCGCGGTTCGTGGCGGCAAAATGATGCTCGTAACCGCTGCCCGGGTTTTTCAAGTTGGCGATATATTCGCCAACCGGAACTTCGACACCGCCGACGACAGCCACGGGCTGGCCATCTTTGGCACGAAGGTTCTCCTGCAATAAACGATACAGCTGATCGGGCGCCAGCGCACCAGCCTGGGAGAGTTGGGCGATGGCGGCAGATTTGACCTGTTCTTGTGTAAATCCTTGGCGGATTTGGTCGATTTCCGCTTCTTTTGTGGCGAGCTGTTGTTTGAGGTCGGCGACAGTTTGTTGGGCTTCTTCCCAGAGGGTTTTGAATTCGCCGGATTCGGCGAGTTTGGCGGTTTTGGCGGTTTCTTGGGCGGTGCGGAGTTCGTCGATTTGCGCTTGGAGGGCTTCGCGGTTTTCGCGGTCCTTGCGGCGTTCGGCGATGAGTTCTTGGTTTTTGGCTCGAAGGGCCTCGATTTGAGAGCTGAGGTCCGGGTTTTCAGCCACGGGCTGAGGTGCAACAGGCTCCACGGGAGTTACCGGTGCAGTGGTGTCTTCGGGCACGGTTATGTGTTACATGGACTCTTCTACATTAGCAGGTGAAGATCGTGGTTCTTCAACGCTGAGGTTCTCTTCTGTGATGGAGGTGGCGGGTTTGCCGGCGGCTTCCACTTCGTCTTCGATGTTAATGTTGTCGGGGAGGACTTCGCCGCGGCGGAGGATTTCCAGCAGCATGGCGTCGCTGATTTTGCCAGTTGCGTTGAGTTGGCTGAGGACGGCGACGTCTTGGCCGATGAGGCGGTAGTAGTCGAAGTCGCGGTCAATGGTGATTTCGGGGGGTTCCATGCCGACGTATTGGGCGGCGAAGGCGAAGGCTTGGTTGAGGGCGCTCTCCAGTTCTTGGCTGATGATGGAGAGGACGCTGTTGGATTGGGCTTGGTCGATGCGTTTGGCCTCGGCGGATTCGGCGACGAATTTTTGGCCGAAGAGTTTGGTGACGCCGAGCGTGGACATTTGGCTTTCCAGGGATTGGAGTTCGGCCATTTGGGCGTCGAAGCTGGTGGCGTCGGCTTGGACGTAGTACGCCTTGTTGCCGGGTTGCATGGCGATGGCGTAGTTGACGCCCATGGTGGCGCTGCCGGTGGTGTCGTCCCAGCCCTCTAAGACGAGGGTGGGCATGGCGGCGATGTGAAGGGCGTGGATGAGGTCGGCTTGGCGTTGGTAGTGCGTGATGTTGAGGTTGGCGATGTCCAGGAGTGGGGGTTGGGAGATGAGTAGGCCGCGCCGGTTGCTGTAGATGGGGACCAAGGGAATTTCGGTGAGGCTGTAGCCGCCAGTGGAGGTGAATTCGACGACTTCTTGGCCGAGGGTGTAGAGGTCGTAGCGGCCCGGGTAGATGACCCGCATTTGTTCGATTTGCTCTTCGCCGAAGTCGTTGAGGGGGCGGACGTCGTAGTCGTGGATGCGGACTTGGGTGAGGCGGTTGGTAATGGGTTCTTTGCGCCAGCCCCAGATTTGGGGGGCGTCGACGTGGACGAAGTAGGGGCGGCGGCCCATGGCGCGTTCTTCGGCCAGGTTGCGGGCTTCGGTGGCGGCTGGGTAGTCGACGAGGATGGCGCTGTGGCCGTAGGTCAGGCTGCTGACCAGGGCGCGGCGGGCGTATTCGTTGATGTTCGAGCCGAGACCGTCGATGTTTTCGGAGAGATCCAGCCAGTATTGGTCGCCTTCGATGTGGATGGGCTTGCGGAGGATGGCGCCAGCGGCGGTTTCGATGAGGCGGCTGGTGTAGGGGCTGAGGACGGAGCGGTCGACGCGGGTTTGGTAGGCGTCCTCGTCTTCGCGGGGCTCTTGGGGGAGGTAGGTTTCGCTGAGGTCGCGGATGTAGTTGGTGCCGCGGGTGACGGCGGCCATGACGCCCCAGTCCGGCATCATGGCGATGACGTCGAGGCTGCGGACAAATGGGGATTCGCTGACTACAGCGCCAGTGGGTGGGATATTGGCGCTGTAGACCACGGCTGGACTCCTACTTTGTACCTATTTTGGCACTAGCTGTCGAGAGGTGATCCGTGCGTGAGTGGGATACGCCTGTGCGGGGTCCGTGGAACGCGCTGATTAAACAGTGTTTGGATGCGATTGATAGGCACGAGGAGTTATATCGCTCCAGTGGGAGTGGGTGGCACGCGGCGAAGGCGCAGGATTTGCGGTGGTATGTGGCGGAGTTGAAGGAGTGGATTCACCGGCAGGAGCGTGTTACCACTTCACCTTGTCAGCCCAGTACGCAGGAGACATCTTCCCGCGGGCAATGTTACTGGCGTGCCTTGCTTTGAAGGATGCCCGTCTGGCTTGGTCTGCTGCTGATTCTCCTTTTCGTGGTGGTGAGCCAGATACGCCCTGTTGGCCGAAGCGGATGAGTTTGATGGTGCTGCCCTCTTTGGCGAGGACGGCGTGGGATTTGGTGGGGTGGTTGGGGGTGCGCTTGGGTTTGTTGTAGCCCTCGAAGCGTTCGCCGCGATACTCAATCGTCATCTTCGGGTTCCTCGTCGTCGAGGTCGGGGATGGGTACCAGGATTTCAATGCCGTGGGCAAGCATCGTGACGAAACCGCCCAGGGTTTCGGGAAGGGCGGGGGTTTTGAAGACGAAGGTGGCGTGGGTGAGGCCTTCTTCTGCGTCGATGTCGATTTGGACGCAGCCTCCGGTGACTGTTTGGATGGCCATTACATTGCTCCGAGTTTTACGGAAACAGTGGCGCTGGTTGTGCTTGTGAGGGTCAAAAGATGGACGCGGATGAAGCGGTTTGGTTGGTTTTGTACGTAGTACATGACTGTTCCATCGGTGTCGATGGTGCTGGCTCCAGCGTGTTTGGTGACGACGGTGAGGTGGCCCCAGTTGGTGCCGTCGAGGCTGCCGTCGAAGTCGAAGACGGCTTGTTTGCCGCCGCCGGTTAGGCCGGTGACGGTAACTTGGATGGCCCAGTTGAGGGCGACGGCTTCGTTAGTCGGAAAAAAGCCGGTGGTTGTGCGGGAGCCGAGGTCCCAGATGGTTAATTCGCCGTCGTAGATGATGCCGCCGTCGATTGCCATGGCTTATTTCTTGGGTTTTTTGGCGGTTTTGGCGGAGACTTTGAAGGCGGCGGCGGTGGGGGCGCCTTTGGAGCCGGGCTTGCGCATCTTTTCGCCGCTGCCGGCAGCGATGCGCTTACGCTTGGCGTTGATGTTGGCGTAGAGGCCGGGTTTAGCCATTACTTTTTGCCTTTTTTGGTGGGTTTTTTCTTGGGCATGGACATTCCAGCCTCGGAGAGGGCGATGGCGATGGCCTGTTTGCGGGATTTCACCACGGGGCCTTTTTTGCTGCCCGAGTGGAGTTCGCCTTTGCCGTACTCGCGCATGACTTTGGTGACTTTTTTCTGGGCTTTGGATGGTTTTTTGGCTGCCATTCCGCTATACGAGGGAACTACCACACACGATAGTTGGTCTTGCCGAGGGATTCTGGTTTGGCGAGGTTGAAGGTTTGGAGGCAGAGGTAGCCGAGGGCGTCGAAAGCGTGGTCCACGCCGAGGTTTTTGTTGGGGAGGCCGGTGTTGGGGGCGTAGGTGAGGGTGCGGAGGGATTTGATGAGTTCTTTGCAGCGGGGGTGGATGAAGAGGCGGCGGGTTCCAGTGGCGTCGAGGAGGGCGGTGTTGACGCAGGTGATTTTGTCGCGGATTTTCCAGGGGGAGCGGGGGCTGGAGACAGTGAAGCCGGACTTGCGGAGGATGTTGTGGTCGGTGGCGCCGACGCCGGAGGTTTTGCGGGCGCCGCCTGTGGGGTCGGGGCAGGCGATGATGCGGCGTTCCACGCCGAAACGGGACTGGATTTCTTCGCAGAGGTCCCAGGTGGTGGCGCCGCCGGTCATGATGACCTCGTCGAAGATCCAGAGGACGTCGCCTTTTTTGACGCCGCAGACGGCGGACATGGGGTCGATGTTGAAGTCGACGCCCAGGAGGAGGGGGAGGACTGGGAGGTCTTGGACTTGTTTGTCGATGTTGTCGTCCGAGAAGGAGATGGCGACGAGGCCGCTGAGGTTCTCGAAGCTGGCCTCGAATTCTTGGCGGAAGGTGCGGGCGTCGAGTTGGGCGCGGGCGGCCTCGATTTCCTCTGGGGGGACGTTGTCGCCTTCGATGGTGGTGAATTGCCAGCGTTGCCAGTCGTTGTCGCCTTCGTCGGCGTAGCACCAGAGGTCGTAGAACCAGCTGGCGGTGCCGTCGGGGGTGGAGATGAAGAGGGCCCAGCCCTGTTTGTCGGCGAGGGCGGGGCGGATTACCTCGAACCAGACCTCGGAGTCCATGAAGGCGGCCTCGTCGAGCACGACTCCAGCGAGGCTTCGGCCTCGCAGGGCCATGGCGTTTTCGGTGCCCTTTAGCTCAATCGTGCTGCCGTTCACCAGCTCGATCTTGAGGTCGGTCTCGTTTTTGCTCTTGATCCAGGCCTTGGGGACGAGTTTTTTCATCACTTTCCAGGCGATGTCCTTTGCCATCCGGTATGTGGGGGCGGCGTAGAAGAATGTTTCGCCCGGCCGCTCGATCGCCCCACGCAGCAATTCGATACATGAGAGGTAGCTTTTGCCGAAGCGGCGGCCGGCTACCAATACTCTGAAACGTTTTCGGCTGGAAAATACCTCGCCCTGGGCGTATCGCAGGGTTAGCGCACCAGCAGAATCAGGCATTTGTGGTTTTGGGGGTACTTTCTAGGGTAGTACAGAGAATTGAACCCTTGCCCCCGGTGTGATACAGGAGAAGGAATTGAGGATATGTCAGTAGGTTCCCTGCGCCACGCCTGCCGCGCCACAAAACCGAACCTGCCCCCCGGCTGGGGAGTGGTTCGGATGTACTAGCCTCGCAGGCTAAGCGGCCGGATTGTCTGATCGGCGCCTTAAAGGGCGGCGAACTGGCGCGGCACACCAGCCACACCGATTAAAGGCGCTACAGGTTGGCCGCGGTGGATGCGGCGCAGAGCAGCGTGAGCCTCGGCTTGTGTGTCCCAGCCGAGCAAGGTTTCTACGGCGTGGCTGCCGTCGGCGAGGGTGACGACAAAGCGAAAGGATGCGTAGTTGGCCATGGGATCAGTGTTCCTGGGTTGGCTTGTTAATTGTATCACAGCAGCGCAGCAATGCCAGCGATGGCGCAAGCTGCGGCAATGGGCAGACTGGCGGTGCTACAGGCTGTGATCAGCAGAACCGCGGCGATTGTGTTTCGCATGGTGGGCGTGGTGTTCCCTCACACATTAGCGACGGCCCAGGCCGCGGCAAGGCTGCAGCGTTCCAGGTTTAACACTCTGTAACACTCGCAGAGGCTTAGGACTGGCGCTTGCTTTCGACCGTGATCTGAAGAGTTGGTGCTGCCTGGGCTGCCTGCTCTTGGCTCAGCTCGCCTGCGGCCCGACCGATCGAATCCAACAGGTGCGCGACGACTTGAAAGTTACCGCGCTTCATAGCTCGTTTTGCTGTTGTCATTCTCATAGCCAATATTTGGTTCAGGATTGAGTCACGCGATTCGGAACTTTCTGTTCTGAGTATCTCCATTGCGCGACTGATATCTGCGTCTGCAGTACGAATAGACACCCCGAAACGATCCGCGATGAGCTGGGCATTAGCCCGCCGGGTATTTCCCTCTAGCAGGAGGCTGTATGCGAAGTTCATACGCTCCTCCATCCGCGCCTCTGAGCCCTTGCCACCGCGCCACCGCTTGGACTCATCGTTAGACACGTTGGTCGGCTTAGGTGTGTTGGTCGCGTCAGTGTCGGCCACGGTTCAGCGTCAAGCTATCTGAGCCCATGCTAACCTCCGCACTCTCACGTTTTGCAAGCGGCCGCCGGCCGCGCAGCAAAAAGCCCGGCAGCATGGCCGGGCCGGTAGGGTCTGCAGTGTGCCAGGTCAATAAGATGGGAGTAAGAAGGCAACGGTACATGAGCCGATCGGCCGCAGTTCGAAGCCTTCTCCCATCTCAAAGGTGCGGCATCGGCAGCCGGTCAGACCTAAGGCAGCCTTGCCGGCTGCTACGATCTGCCGTCGAGTTGCGTCAGCCGGTAACTCGAAGCTCTCGCGGTTGACCCAACAGTAATTGGCCTGACCGCCGAACGTGTCAGTCAGTTCTGCCTGCCAGAGAGTCTGCATCGCTCAGCCCTCCAACTCAGCAGTGATCAGTTCGGTCAGCCGCTCCAGCACGTCAGCCGGACGGTGAGCGTAAGCCAGCAGAGCCCAGCCTATTAGATGGTGTTCGTGGTAGCCAAGGTTAGGTGCGCCGTTGCTGCAGAGCGGCTCGCCAAACTCGTCTGCGCTGTAGCCAATAAGGTCAAGGAACAGAGAAGCCGGTGTGGGAAACTGGTAGTTTGTGCTCCACTGCCACAGATCATCAATAAGCCCGCGGGCTTGATCGTAAGACAGAGAAAGGTCTGTGTTTGCCATGGTGGGTAGCCTATAGGTAGGGCTTGTGTGGGAGTGTAGAGCCGGATCTGGCCGGGTGTCAAGTGCCAAGCCATAGAAAGTCATAAACGCCAGGAGACTCGCGGCAATCGCAGGCCCAGATCCAGAGAACACGGGCCCGGTTAGCGTTGTGATCCGCAAGGTCTGCAGCATCCCAGGCGCCGTACTCTTTAAGGTGCTGACGAAACAGCCAGGGGGGCCCGTCAAACTGCAGACGCTGCAGCCAATAGGAAACAGCATCGTTAGCAGAGCCAGGGCCCGAACAGTCCGCCACACATTCAGGCGGCAGTTGGCGACAAGATTCGCGTCCGCCACAGTGGTTCAAATTGAACCATTCAGACCAAACTTGCTGCGTCATGGCGTGATGTGCCGAAGGACTCGCCCACTATGGGTCCCAGGGCTGCCCATACTCTGCCGTTGTTGTAACACTTAACACTCCGGCTGGTAGCCTTGCATGTGCTGCTAATGTGCAAGGGTACGGCACACCCGGAGCCTATGTTCACCAGTCAAAAAGAGCGGCAGCGAGCCGCAGCAGACGCCCGAGAGCTTTTGCGCGAACAGATCAGACAGGAGAAGCGCCAGCTGCGCGACCTTAGGTACTGCGCCGAGCGGTCGACCCTTACCGCGACAGAATGGCGAGACCTACTAACGCTGCACCAGCAGCACGGCAAAGAGGGTCTGCGGGAGTTATGGGAATCCCTGATCCCTTACTGGGACGCCTGCCAGGCGGTCAACCGCGGCGAGCCCTGTCCGAGCAACCTCAAACCAGCCGGTCTGAAATTAAGTGCAGAAAAAACGCGCATGAGACCGACCACGCGCAACAAACCAGGGGCCCCACGCAAACCCCGAACAGACCGCGGCAAAGTCCGCACCAGTTACAAACCCCGAACCACTGCCAAACCATGATCAGCCCCTCTGAATTACAGGCCGACGATCACATCAGCAAACTCCGGCTGCGTTGTCTCCTGCCGTACCAACCGCAGACCCGTACGGCATGGCTTGAAGAACACAAAGACAAGCCTTTATGGTGGCGCCTAAAGTTTGCCCCGCCACCGGCAGACTGACCCACGCTACCCTGTCACCAGGCCCCAGCCGTTTGCGGTGTGGGGCCTTTGTGGCGTCTCAGCGTGAGACTTATAAGACACACACCGAGACAGCGCAGGCAGACTAGTTAATCTGTACTACGTTAAATTATGTGACAATCTGCCGATTGCGTTCTCTGGTATGATACATTAGACGTGGCGGGGGAAACTCCGCCACGTTCCACTGTATCCGCTCACCCATGGCGACAGACTACGTTGCAACATTGGAGAAACTCTCAGGGGTGCTCCAAGCGGTTGACGAGTTGCAGGCAGAATTGAAGGTCTTACGGGAGACCGTGCCAGATGCTGCCTGGGATGCTTTGGCCGATGGACCCTTCGGGGATCTGTTGGCCCACTGCCTCGAATTAGAGCACCAGTTCGAGTCATAACCTCAGGGCCCCACGGGGCCCTTTTTACTGCCTGCGGGTGAGACTCATGAGACACACCGTTAGACACCGTGGCCGGTCTGGCCGCCGACGCCCCAGGGTCGATGCACGTAAAGCGGCCGTGCAAACGCACAAAAAGCGGGCCTAACGGTGCAGATGCACCAAGCCATGAATGGCTTTTTGTGCGAGGTCGCAGACCGAGCACACGGCCAGAGGCCAGGGGCTCCAGCAGCCTACTGGCCTCTTTTCATGAATGGGAATTTTTCACGAGTCTTGAATGGCCGTTAGCGCTGAAAAATACTGTTCCACGCGAGCCATGAATGACTCTTCTGCGAGCTTTAGCTCGCGTAGCGACATTGAATGGACATTGGGGGAGCCACAGCGGCGGGCCAGGACGATGGCTGCTCCAGTTGGTTGGAGGCCGGTGAGATGCTTGAGTCCGAGGCTGTAGGCGCCGCACTGGTCGATGTATGAATGGCCTTCGGGCAGGCGTTCCAGACCGTCTTCGTCTTTTGTGGTTTTGCGGCCGACGCTGGTCTTCCAGTCGGCTAATACCAGGCTGTTGTTCTTGAGGCCGATGAGGGCGTCGCAGGTTCCAGCGAAGCCGGCGGGGTGATGAATGGAAAATTCCGATGCAAAAATCTCGGTCACGTTAGTGACGATCCAGTCTGAAAGACTGCGGGCGTAGCCTGAGGCGCTCCAGCCAACCCGGGGGACGTTGGGGCGGACCTTTTGGAGCGCCCACTGCGTGATCTTGGGCGGGATGCGTGCCAGGCCATCGGAGTCCCAGGAGATTGCATTGCGCTTGTTTGCGGTATTGCGTGCCAGCTGCTGGGCAGTCTTGAGGAGATACTCGGCTTGTGAATGGGCCATGTTGCCTCGGGTGGCGGCAACGTTGCGCTGGGTGGTGGCCTCGGCGGGTCCCAGTCGTTTGATCCAGTTGTCTAGGCCGGTGGTGTCGCTTGTTTCCTTTAGGATGTGTGTAACACTATGGTAGATAGTGCCATTTGCGTCTCGGTAGACGCGGAATGGGCCAGAGTTATCCTGTTCCAGCCTCCATTTACGCAGTGATGCCAGTGTGTCCTGGGTATTGGAAGGCATTTGGATAGTCTGTCCCATAGATACAATACACTGTCAAGCTCGGTTTGGCAATAAAAAGCCCCCCGGTTAAAGGGGGCATGTTCGTAAAAATTACGGACGTGTATGTATCAGGCAGCCTTGAATGGGTTGTTACCCGTCAAAAGGCGGCTGATGTCGAAGCCTTCGGACTTGGCTTCGAGCCAGGCGGCGTCGATGTGCTCTTGCGAACCACGCTTGCGGGGGACGGGGCGGACGGTGTATTCGGTGGTAAGGCCGCTGCCTTTTTTGCTGATACTGAAGTCCCAGGAGAGCAGGTCTTCGTAGTCCTCCATTTGGGAGATCGAGTCCAGTTCTTTGAGAATGGACTTTTGGGTGATCTGGAGGACTTGGACTTTGCCTGACTCGTAGTTGTAGACGGGGACGGCGATGGCGAATTTGACGTCGGCGGTGCCGGGGCCGCCGCG